TTGAGGAGCTGACAACCGATAACAAGAGTGTTGAGGCTTGGAACACTAAGGTAAATGAATATATAGGGAATCCAAAGACTATGATAGCTTCTCCTGAACTTGAGGGCAAAGAGGCAGAGTTTAAGTTATTCGCTATAAAACAGACACGAATAAATATGGATTTTGATGACATTAAAGCCGCTTTCCTTTATGACGCTACTAAGAACGCTAAACCCAAGAGCAAAGGCAAGATGATGGAAACGGGTACTGGTGGTCCGGCTAACAAAGGAAAGAAGCCGGGGATACTTACTATTGAAGAAGGCAGGGCATTAAGAAATAGGGATTATACGGAATGGAAAAGAAAACTAGACGCTGGAAAGATTGAAAGCCTGTAAAATTGACTATTGACAGCGAATAGAAGGTTTCGTTATTCTTAATATAACAACTTCCTAACCTCTTTATGAGCCGGAAAATAAGTATAAATTATTTTTCATAAGGAGGAAAAAATGGCCTCAGATTACGGCACAAAATTAGCCGAAGGTTTTTCTCAAAGATTGATGAAGGAGATGTACGACAAAAGTCTTATAGACTCTATCGTTAATCGTGATTATCAGGGAGAAATAAACGGCGTAGGTTCAAAGATGAATATCTTGAACTTTGAGAGGCTGTCAGAAAAGACGTACGCAAATACGGCATTGACAGCGGACTCTCTGGAAGAGAATAACGCTCAGTTGATAATCGACCAGTACAAATCATTCTACTGGAAAGAGAAGACTCTTGCCCGGTGGTTGTCTTACATCAAGAACCCACATTCCACAGTAGTTAAACAGAAAGCAGACGAGAGAAACAAAAACTTAGATACCTTTGTTTTTGGTGGATATGCTGATGTTGGTGCAGGTAATAGGGTAGGAACTGATGAAACCACTGGCTCAGTTTCTATCGCCGCCGTAACTGGTGTCGTAACTGGATCAGGATGTGCTTTTACCGAAGCGATGGAAGGCAGAGGCTTTAAAGCAGACGGACATACCAAATGGTACAGGATAAAGGATTGGACAAATGCTGATTTAATTACCATTGAGGATGACCTTGATGATACTGATACCGCCTATACAGGTGGTTTGATAGCAGGTGGAGCAACAATAACTATTGAAGCGGCAACGCCGTTGGCAATTACGACAACCAACCTTTTGCAATCTGTTGGTAAGTTGAAATTGAAACTAGACCAAGCTGAGAATGAGGGACACAATACTGTACCCGATTCTGATAGATGGTTAGTTGTACCGCCCGAATTTGAGAATACGTTAGTTAGGGCAACAGGGGTAGCTTTACACGTACCAGAGGTCTACACAGAACTGGTAAAGAAAGGCTTTATTACTATGTTGCAGGGGTTCAAGGTATTTAGGTCAAACCGCCTGACAGGTGATAACACTAACGGATGGAGAGTATTAGCAGGACATTCTAACTGGATGACCTTTGCTGAGAAACTCTTGACAGCAACTATGGAAGAGGATTTGATAGGCGACTTTGGAACAGCCTATAAAGATTTGTTTGTTTACGGGAAGAAAGTAACAGATCCCCGCAGACATTTTGCAACAGAAGGTTATTGGACATTTTAATTAGAAACGTAGGGGGGATTAACTAACCCCCTTAACTTCTGAATAAAATTAAAGGAAAAAATGGCTAAATTTGAACTTATAAGCTCACTACCAGTAAAGACGAGAGAGGAATTGACAAGGATACAAGCCTTATCTTCCGGCCATAGGACTACGCAAGAAGCCGCCTTCTTAACCGCATTAGACCCCTACATTGATAACCAAGTTTTAAGATATGATGGTTCTAATGATGCTACTGAAACAGAACTTACAGATTTAATTATAGAAGCAGAAGGCAATACCGTTCCTCAAGGGTATGCAGGATTTAAGCAGGGGGCATTTTTCAGGGATTTAGATAAAGCCGGAATGAATATCTATATCAATGTCGGGGATAGCACAACTGCTTCTTGGACATTACTCGGTCAGATAATGTCTGCTTCCCCATCTATATCAGTAAGTGTATCAGTCTCAGCAAGTCCATCAGTCTCAGTTAGCGTTTCCCCATCAGTTTCAGCCTCAGTTTCCATATCAGCTTCCCCAAGCGTATCAGTCTCTTCGTCGCCAAGTGTGTCAGCTTCTTTGTCAGCAAGTGTTACTCCAAGTGTTTCAGTATCGTTAAGTCCAAGTGTATCAGTGTCCGTTTCGCCAAGTGTCTCGCCGTCAGCTTCTGTTTCGGTTAGCCCTTCAGTTTCAATATCAGCCTCTCCAAGTGTATCGCCAAGTGCAAGTGCATCACCTTCCCATAGTGTATCGCCTTCACCTTCTGTATCAATTAGTGCCTCTCCATCAGTATCAGTTAGTGTGTCAGTTTCACTCTCACCAAGCGTATCAGCGTCAATATCCCCTAGTGCCTCAGTATCAGTTTCCCCAAGCGTATCAGCTAGTGTATCAATATCAGCCTCACCAAGTGCCAGTATATCAGCTTCACCAAGTGCTAGTGTCAGTCCGTCATCATCAGTCAGTGCTTCAGACAGCCCAAGCCCTTCATTCCCAGACTTCTAATTGAATTAAGTTAGTTATTATGGTATAAGTATGTTATGCCCACAAGTGTTGTTATACCTTCACGCAACGAACCTTATTTAAAAAAGACTATCCTAGATTTACTTTCCAATGCTAAAGATGAAATAGAAGTTATCGCTGTATTAGACGGCTACTGGGAAGATATAGACAAGATAGTTAATGACAAGAGAGTTATTTATATCCATTTTCCTACTTCAAAGGGTATGAGAAACACCATCAATTCTGCTATTAGAATAGCCAAATACCCATATATTCTCAAGACAGACGCCCATTGTTTGTTTGACCCCGGATTTGATAGGGTATTGAAGAATGATTGTAAGGATAATTATATTGTAGTACCCCGGCGTTATAGACTTGACCCTATTAAGTGGGAAATTACCAATGGCAGACCACCAGTTGATTATGAATATATAGATAGTCTTGATTTACACGGAGTTAGGTGGGAAGAAAAGGCGGTTGAACGCAAAGATGTGATGGTTGATGACATTATTTCCGCTCAAGGGAGTTGTTGGTTTATGAAAAAGGATTTCTTTAATAAGCTAGGGGGCTTAGATGATGTTAATTATGGAACATTCTTCTTAGAGTTTCAGGAGTTAGCCTTCAAGGCTTGGACACACGGGGGAAGGGTAGTTGTTGATAAGAATACTTGGTACGCACATTACCATAAAGTTAAAAGTAGGGGTTATAGATTAAATGATGGGGAACGAGAAAAAGCAGTTAAGTTTATACAGGGTTGGAGGAAAAATCATAAATGGAGAGAGGTTATTAAAAAATTTTTACCTATGCCGACATGGACTTAACGGTCATATATTACACCAGTAATCGGGAAAAGCCGGAGTTTGGGAATATTATCAGGCAGAGAATTTTAAAGACTATCGGTAAAACACCCCTTATCAGTATCTCCCACAAGCCAATAGACTTTGGCCACAATATCTGTGTTGGTGATGTTGGGTTATCAGATTACAATATCTATCGGCAAATGCAGATAGGTTGTTTGGAAGCCAAGACAAAATATGTTTGTACTGCTGAAGCTGATTGCCTGTACCCCCCTACTGGTTACTTTGACTTTGAACCCCCGGAGAATTGGACAGCAGGACACTACACTAATCTATACATCTTGTGGAAGGGTAGTCATATGTTTAATCAAAAGGCGTTTTCCTTATGTGGTTTGTACTCTAATAGAAAGTTTCTATTATCAAGGTTTTCCCGGTCATTAGGTAAAGAAAAATGGAGAGCAGGACATAAGCCCCAGCACCCCTTATTTCACAAGTGGAAAGAATGGACACCATTTAAAAACAAGATACCAATTATAAATTGCAAGACTCCAGAAGGTATGAGGCATAAGTCGGGTGTTAATACCGAAGGTAGTCCTAAAAAAGTATTGCCTTATTGGGGAAATGCTGAGAAGCTAGGAAGGGAACTATGGAAGATATAAGTAGGGATATTACAGGAATTTACTACACGTGTAATTATATCGACGATAAGAACCCGCATTTTTTAGCAAATACTAGAAAACAATTAGTCAAAGTATTTAAAGATAGACCTTTGATTGTTGTTTCTCATAAACCAGTAGAACGATTTGAAGGTTTCAAAGGTGATTTTAAAAATATAGTTGTAGGAGATATTGGGAGAAGCCATCTTAATATTTATAGACAGATTTTGATTGGGTCAAAAGAGGCTAAAACAAAATGGGTGGCTATGATAGAAGATGATATTTTATATAGTGAACCGCACTTCAATATCCAATACTTTGTTAAACCGGAATTTATGGAGAAGGATTATTTCCTTTATGATATGAACAGGGTTTCTATTTTCACTTGGAGTAAGCCCCCGGTATTTTCTTATAGATTTAAAAGAGTAGTGATAAACCAGTTGATAGGAAAACGCCAGATGGTAGTTGATGCCTTAGAGGAAAGATTTAAAAAAGTTGATGAATTGATAAAAATTTGGCCTGAGAGAAAAATAAATAAATATTTTGGTGATTTAGGGCGTTACGAAGGAATATTGGGAGTAACCATTAGACCAGTTTATGAATATACCTCTTGGGTCCCTAGTGTTGTATTTAGCCACGATTTAGCTTATGGTTATGAATTTAATCAGGGTAGGAAAAAGAGATTA